GTATCTGCTGTAGATTCGGATTCTGGTAGGAGAACCTACCAGTCACCGTGCCACCCCCAGCATTACGTAATTGGTTTATCTCTGCATGTATTCTACCCTTGTGTTCGTATCTAAGAATAGAATCTAAAAAAGTTGTGTGTGCTTTGTTTATTTCTCTTGCCTGTGCAATCATTTTTACAACAGGATTTTTATGTTCTTGTAAAAAATTTTTTGTAAAACTTGGTGATGCAGTTTTTTCTGTACGTGGGTATTCTAGTCTTAACACATCAAATACATTTGCAATAGATCTTGCAGCCCATATCTGTGTATCAATATTTGTTTCACCTTTTATTTTATGTAGTAATTCTTTTTCTTGTGCGATCAATTCTTTTTTCATAGCGTGTGCTCGCTCTATGTCTACACGCACACCTTTAAATCTCATGTCAACCAGGCAATGAAACAGATCAGACTCAAGATCAAATATATCTTCTAGATCCTGACTAATAATTTCTTTTTTCATTTCTTGCCAAAGACCAAGTGTAACTTCAGCATCACGTTCTGCATATGCACCAACATGCATTGCAGGTAACTTATACATTTCTGATTTTGGATCAATGCCCCACTCTTCTGCAGCTTCTGCAAGTGCAGCTTCATTCTTACCATAGCCAAGATAGTGCCACGATAAACTATTGAGATCATAACGAAATCTGTTCTCATCGGTCAACGCTGCGGCTATCATTGTGCATGCAATGTCACCATTTATTTTAAATCCCATTGCCCGCAACCAACAAACATCATAGATTGCATTGTGAAATACTTTTGTAGATGGGGCCTCGAGTATATCTTTTAACCAAGATAAGACTCGACTCTTATCCATATTACCTCCACCCTCATGTGCGATAGGAAAGTATCCTTTAAAATGTTTTGTAGCAACAGCGATACCTATAACTTCACCATTACCAATAACAGAACCAGATCCTTTTTTAATTAAATCAGGATCTCTTGTTTCCAGGTCAATTGCAATCTCGTCAACCTGACGTAAGTCTGGAAACTCTGCAGGTTTTACCCATTCTGTTTGTGCTTCAAACTTAGGAATTTTCATTATAGTCCCTCTCGAGTATCATTTCTAAAAAGTGTATTGCTTTCAATATATCTTGCTTCTTTCCTTTATCACGGTGTCTGATTATATATTTTATAGCACAACCCTCAGGATATAACAACTCGTTCTCTACTACAAACTTACTTGGCTGTATTTTATATTTTTGATAATGAGATCCGCCGTGTTGTTTATCCCAAACTTTCGATGTCATAACCTCTGTCCTCCTTGCGTGCTGACATAACATATAAATTTTGTTTGGTTCTCGTTACTCCAACATACCAAACTCTATTTTCTTCATCAGCTTTGTCTTCGTTCTTCTCTGCAGATTCTCTGATAGTTTTTGTATTATCTAAAATTAATAATACATTTTCTGCTTCACCACCTTTTGCTGCATGTATCGTAGATAGTTTTACTCTAGCATCTTTTGATAATTTTTCTCCGTAACTTAACATCTCACGTATGTATAGACACTCTTCATAATCTACTACAAATACATCAAACCAATTTACATTTTTATCGTAAGTTAATTCTGTAAGATCATACATTTTTTCTTCTGTTGGTTTTAGATTCATACCCGTGCATTCCAATATATCTTTTACTTCTGACAAAGATAGTAATTCACCTTTTTGCCATCTTGTGTAATTTAGAATGCTTCTAAACAAGGATGACTTGTAACTCTTTCTACCCTTGTACTGATAATAGATTCCCATATCTTTTAATGTTGGCATAAGTTTGTTTAATCTGTCGTTGTATCTCGCTAGTATAAGCCACTCACCATCGTGTAATGGCAGTCCGTCCAGGTCCATGATGTATTGTATTTTACCTTCTTCTTCTCTTGCCTTCCAGGTTTTTGCAATTCGTCTGTCTTGTGGTATGCGATCTAAAATTTTATCAGCTAAACTTTGTATCTGTTTGGGTACCCTGTAAGATTGTGGCAAAATTATGTTTTTCTTTGATGTTTCTTGCTGAAATTTTTTTACATCTGCCCCCGCCCAGCCATAAATTGCTTGATCATCATCACCTGCTAGTATAACATATTTGCTATTTTTCTTGATAATATCTACCATTTTCCATTGTATTGGTGATAGATCTTGAGCTTCATCAATAAAAGCTACGTCAAATTTTGGACACAATTCTGACACATTAAATCTTTCTATCATGTCTGTAAAATCTACTAATTTAAAAGAGTCTTTGTAGTTTTTTACTTCGTCTGAAATAATTTGTAACAATCGTTTATCCATATCCTGAGAATACATATCTGTATTATATTCATCTTCGATACTAGATTCTTTTATCCTAGCTGCATTTATTAAATTAAAATATTCGCTGTTAGAATCTACAAATCCTGTAGTCTCTTGTCCGTTTGAATAAACTGTCATCTCGATTCCTAATTTTCTACCTATGTCTTCGTAGTGTTCGTCCTGCATAACTTCTGATTTTTTAAGTCCGAGTCTTGTAAATGCAAGAGAGTGTAGCGTTCTAAAATATTTTAAATCTTTTCGTTGAAAGGCTGTGTGGTAATCTAACATTCTATCAATTGCTTCGTTTGCTGCTTTGGTTGTAAATGCAAAATATCCTATCTTATCTATGGGTGTACCTAGTTTTAAAAATGTTTTTACATAACCCAACAGCTTTGTTGTCTTTCCTGTTCCCGGAGGCCCAAATAATTTTCTACTAATCACATGATCTCCGTTTTATGTTTTATTTTTGTATGGTGTATTGGTACTTCTTCAAATGATTTGATATTAATCTTAATTATATTTTTTGTAGAAGAATAATACTCACCTTCTTTTTTTGATGGATATCTTTTCTGTTCTAAAAATTCTATCTCACAGTCTTTGTATGTAACCTGCATCATACGACCTGTCTTGCCTTCGTTATACTTCCAGTCTTTTGATTTTAGTTTGTCAAAAAATTTATCAAACTTAAAGAATGCAAAGTCATTCTCTATTAATACTGATCCAGTTTTAAATGCTGCATCGCTTGTAGCTCTTGGTCCATTTATCTTTGCATGTAATACATCATGTAGTTTTTCTTTTGGTGATGTACCAATAGGTGGATGTACAACTTTCTGTGTGGCGTATAACGCTTCCAATACCATCTGTTCTTCGTCACCTTTGATCAACGGTGGTGGGAATCCTGCAGCTTTTGATATTGCATTTCTTCTTTTACGTTGATCATTAAGATGCTCTACAGATCTGCAGTGCACCGTAGCTGTGCCAATACCATCTGGTTTTGTTACATCAAATTCATACTCAGGTTCTGGATCAAGATCTATCTTTTTAAGATTTGTTAATACAGGATATGCACCTTTAGATCCTGCCAAGACTCCAAACTTTTTCTTTACACAAATACCTTTTTTACAATGCTCACTTAGTGGACTCTGTGTGCATGTGTATCCTTTAGAACTTTTGTTCCAGGATTTTACTTTTTGATTTAAAAACTTTTGATCCCACGCATTTGCGTGTACACCTGCAAAGTATTTTACTGGTGCATTCATAACTTTTTGTTGCCAGTTATCTGGATACTTCATCTTAACCATGACATGATAATTGTACATAAACCTATCTTTACCATCAAAATTATCTTGACTAGCTATCTTTGATATTGCTGCTAGACATGGTGGTCCCTCTGTAAATTCTTCGTCGACTCCTTCCATGCTTTTGTTTTCTATCTCTTCTGTTATTTCTTTCAGTCTTTCTTTTGTTACCAGGTTGGAGCTTATGACTTTCATAAACTGATCCAACGTAAACGTCGTGCCGTCTATGTTTAAAGCCTTCCGTTCATCACCATAGTAAGGTAGATTAATAAACTGTCCTGGTCTTAGCTGTCCAGTCTCACTATCTTTTGATAGTTGTGTTTGCTTTGGAAATATTTCTGTGTCTTGTTTTAGTCCAAACAAAGATAATAAATTTGTAAGAAAAGATTTTACAGTTTTAGAATCTGTAAATATATCCATAAATAAAAATAAATGTAAGCCACCACTTTTAGATTGCACCGGCAGTAAAGGTAATTTGTATAGTTGTATTATATCTATGTAATCTTTTTTGTTGAAGTCATCATAATCTTTTGGATCAATATCTATTACACCAAATCTAACTTCTGAGTTTTCTGTGCAGGGCTGTATACCAATTGATAGTTTGCCTGCTATGTGAGATTCATAAACTTCGTTTGTAAGTTCTTCGAAGTTCCATCTGTAGACAGGTTTCTTTTTACCTGTCTCTGAGTCTATGTATGCATCTGGATGTTCAAAGTCAGCAACACCATACGCATGTCTATAGCCATTAAAAAATTCTATATATTTATCCATAACTGTTCAGTGGGCCGTCCACTCTCGCTTCTGGCCCACCTGTGCACTATTCTCTACGAGAATTATATAATGCTACTATCCTTTGGTTTGTCATCGCCATGTTTAGCTTTTACATTTCCTCTAGAAATATTTTCACTAAACGATTTAGCTTGACCATATAAGGATTGATCAGTTACTGGGCCATTTTTACTAACTTCCCAACCAAACCATGTGCCTTTATCATTAGACATTTGGGTAGTCTTTAGTTTGTAAATGTGGCTGAAAGATGCCGGTGTAAACATTCCGTTCTTACCATTCATCTTTATTCCAGACATCATTGAATTCCACTTTCTACTAATTTTTAATTGAGTAGATTTCATAGATATCAATGCTGTCGATGGACTATCTCCCATCACTATAACAAAGTGTGATGCAGTCTTCTCAATATAATTACCATTTGGTAATCTATCTTTGTAGTTTGCATCTGGTTTTGTTTTGGACATGATATCAGAAGATGAATCATAGATTGCAACTGGTGCACCTAGACCTTCTCCTCTATCTTTCCATTCGATGTACTCCAACTTATAAAAGCATGGAATAACATCTATACCTTTTACTCCGTCATAGAGCTCACCAGAGACAGAATTGAATATCATTCCTGGCTCTGCACCCTCAACATACTTACCATCACGTTTATTAACTTCTGGTGAAAGTTGTCCTAGGATTTT